AACCGCTCCTGCGCGCGCTGAACATCCGCTTGCCGAGCTTTATTGCCGATTTTGGTGGGGTCAAGCTGTTTAAATACCCACTCCCGTTGTTTTTCAAGCGCCTCAATCTGCGCCTCTGTCGCGTCCTTGATGGCATCGGCCTGCATCATGCCGCCGACGATGCCGCCTACCGCGCCGAAAAGTGAGTCCCACATATGTAAACAGTGCCTTTTTTATTACTCTTTGACAAGCGTCCACAGGGCCACTGTAGCGGGAAAGTTGACATTCACGCCACCGGGGTCTGAGTCGATTAAAGTGGTTTCACCGTAGGTTTCGAACGCTGCGCGCTCGGCCACACCTGCCGACACCGTGAGCACGGTTTCGGGAGAGCCGCCTGCATCCTTCGTCGCACCGGAAATCCATCGGCCACGTAGATTTTGGTTCGACGCGCCGAACAACACCCAGCCCGGATTCGCAGTGAGCGCATCCGTCAACGTGTTGAACGAAACATGCTTGATGTCGCCGGGCACGCCAGAAACGGTGCGCCACAAATTACGCTCCCACCAAATCAAGCAGGCGATGGTCGTGTCGTAAAACTGTTGAAAGTCCACCGGGTTCGTAGGACGAACGGAAGTGGGACCAGACAAAGTAATACCCGTAAACGGAATCCATCCCGCTCCGTTGTTAACATACCAACCAATCGGACTGCCGATGCTCGGATCGGACTCTGTCGCGTCTTTGGTGGTGCGCAACCACACCGGAGGGTCGGCGGTTAACGGCGTGCTGGACCCGGTCTGAAACCACAACGTCTCCGAATCGGAAATATCCAACGGCACATAGCGCTTCAAGTCTTCGTCGAAAACATACCATTTGTTTCCGTCTTTCAACCACGGACCTACATTAGATGTCGGCTCATTGTCACCGATGAAAATAAAGTTCACGGCGGTCGGTGAGACGATTTTCATCCGACGAACCATTTCGTTCGCCAACTGTTGTGGCGAGACGTGCAGATCACCGGGCAACTGCCCCATAGTGATGATCAAATTTGTATCATTCATATTAGTATGCCTCTATTCTCATGCACTCGGGACCGGGGCAACATCCCGCAATGCGTTGGTAAATTCCTACTGGGCCTTCGCCCTTGTTTTTTACACCCGTCCAAATGTCTTGGCCGAGATAACTGAAAATGTGAATCGCCCAACCGCAGCCGGTCGAATTGAACGAGCCTGATGTTCGCAAACTGGCACCGATACAAAACCCATGCAGCAAATGCGCCGGGGGCCACGGACAGCCACCGCATGGTGACGCCGGTTCGAATTCCTGTTCGATAAAATATCCGTCGTCCACTTTGACCGGAAATGTTCCGGCCCACGGAATTGGGTCCACACAATTTGTGTCAGGATAACTTTCACAATTGACGCAAGTCGTCCACGACAGCCCGCAAAGGCTGATGTCGAACAGACCTTCACTGTAATCGACGATGCGATACCGATCTCCCGTAGGACCATAGGCGCACGTTGTGTCATCGCCCGTTTCCTCGCAAGGACCAGACGGAGGATCGGGAGGTTCGCCGCCACCTCCGCACTGTAGGTAAAGCGAAAATTTTAACTTGTTATTTCCTTGCGGATTGACCCCGATTTTACCACCCGTGTGGACGAACTGAAAATCGTAGGGCGGGGGCGTAGCCGCAAACATATCCTCTACCGTTGCGTAACACGTGAAGTCGGTGTTATACGGATTCAACGCCGAATTTGTCCCATCGTTCCATTCCGCCGTGTAGTCTTCGGGAAACTGCACCGCAAGACATGGAGACTCGCCAGAAAAATTGCTGTCCAATTCTACAACGATTTTATACGTGCCGGGTGCAAAGTTTGTGTTAGTCCCAAACCATGTCGTGACCTGATTCGGAGTAATCTTAGTGCTGAACAAAGACCATCCGCCTATACACGGACCGAAATTCCCACCGAGTGGCGGTGCGGGAGGCTCAGGAGACTCAGGCGTTCCAGTTCCATTAGGCGGACTCGGCGGACCTTCGCCTTCGGGAGTAACCGGGGTCACTACGTAATCGCCGGGCGGCACCACGATGGGTCCATTCGTAACGCACTCGTAAAGTAACACAAGCTGTCCGTTAACCACCTGATAGATGTTGTAGCAAATCGCACCCGGAAACGTTTCCCAATCGATGAAAAAAGGACCCGGAAACGTTCCGAAAATCCTTGGCTTACCCATGGGCGTCAGCTTTGTGAACAACGCGGGCAAGAAAATAGAAAGCAGTGCGATGCCCGTCGAAGCGATGGGCGGTTCGCAAGCTGCTGGCGACACATAATTAATGATTGGCCGTCGCGCGTATAAAACTTCAACGATTGAATTCATGCTTTATCCGAGACTGAAAATTCTAGGCAACAAGGATGACAGTTCCACCTCGGCGCGCTTGGTAGCGATTCGAGTGGCCACTCGGTCAGCCGCTGACTGTGACACGACGCTCTCCGCGTCGCCAACCCCCACGGTCGTGATTCCATCCTGAGTCAACGACACCGTCTTGTTCGCAAAAAATTGTCGGAAGGCGAGATTGGCCGTCTCAGCAGCCAACTCGGCTCGGTCTTCCGATTGAACGCCGACTCCATCGAATCGAATCGCGTTAAATTTGGTTTCGTCCACGCACGCTTCATTCGTCCCGTTTGGCGGAACCGGTTCGTGCGTGCTGTAAGCTCGAATCCATCGAACTGCGGCGGGACCGTGACCGACAATCAGTAACTGAAAGCTATCATCGATGTCTTCGTTGCTTTCGGACTCGATTGGGCACGACCCGGTTTCGTCCGTCTTCTGCGCCGCTTCCTCTGTGCGCTCCACGCGAGATTGAGGTTTAAACGAGAACAATTGCGTGGTTGCAGTGATAGGGACTTCGGTCATTAAATTACCGCGCTCCACTGAAATCGTTTTTGCGAGCACGTTCTTGTATGAACCTCGCAGTCCACCCGCATAGAATACTCCAAAGTCGAGAGCTTCTTCTATACCAACCAAACCAATTTCCGCCCACCCAAATTTACAAAGCTCGCCAGCCGGTTTTCTTTCGGACGATTGCCCGAAATAACCGCGAGTTTCAATCGACCACGTGATCGGACAATCGCTGTCCAACCGCTGCGAGATAAACGCTTCCCACAAACGATTGGAGCCGTCGTTATCCACTGACACGTGAAAAATTCTTTCCTGACCGGCCACGGTGCCGGACAACCATTCCACGGGACGGGTTCCCATCCAATAGCTGGCCCACGACGCGCCGGAGTCATCGTTGATCGTCTCAATGCTGGCATCATTCAACACCCACGTATGCTTGTTGTAGTTGTCCTCGGCTGGGACACTCATCAGCAGATACGAACCGTAAGCCGCACCTGCCGCCAACGACAGATCGTCACTCAACTTCGACTTGCTGAACATCATTTCGTTGTCGCGAATGGGTAAGCGAGATGACACCTGACTCGCGCGCGCATTGTCAAACATGACGATTCCAGACGCGCTGAACCACGATAGCCGACCAAAGCTAGAAACAACTGACCGCTGTGAAGTGCAACCGACTTTAAACACTTCAGATTGCATATTAACGGTCGTCGGCCACGAACTGCGATCACGAATGTAAGCCTGAATCAACTCTGCGTTATTGTTGGTAAACACAATCAACTGTGGGTTTACCGTTCCGGGTGTCTTCACCATGGCGGTTACTTCTCCATCGAACGAAAACGAATCCGTGCCGCCGAGATAAATGCTTTCACGGAAGCTGAACGGATTGGAAATATCCGACGCGCGCACTGAATTTTTAAACGCAACCCACAGGCGGTCACCTACCCACACCATTGGTCCTCCAATCGGCGTTTCAAAAGGCTGATTACGGATATGGTCCGAGTTGGACCCATCGTAAAATGCCGGAGCCGTCAATCCGCCGTCTTGAATGATCAAAACGTTGCGAGGGTCAATAGTCTCGATGGCCGAACCTTGATCCGCTGTTTTCCGTTGCGCGGATTGCACCGTTTGGCACCAGAACACTTGCTTCGCAAACGGCGACATCAAAATATTAGGAATCTGTTTAAACGTCAAGAAGGGCCACGTCGCAGTGTAAAGAACTCCGTCCACGCACACGATAATTTCTTCGATGCCAGATCGAGGACGAAAAAGAAATGCACCCTGAAGCTTACCGACTGGAAGGGTCGCTACGCAGCGATACCCCGGACGACACGACAACATGCCGCCGATGTTGAGGATATTCATGCCGCTCCAGTAGTAACCGAGCGGCAGTTGCGCGGGGTCCGAGTCGGACTTCATCCCTCGGAAAAACGTCCCGTCGAAATCGTAGAGTGGAGTAGCCATTATACAATGTCGTAATCCCTGCGGTCCGTGAGCGAACCTTCGCCATCAAGGACCTGAATCGGACTCACCGTAGTGGTCGGTTCGGCCTTCTGCTGGGCTTCGATCTCCAACCGCGTGGCGTTCAACTCGAACTGTTGCGCGTTGCCTAAATCATTAGAGGAATAAAATTTGCGCGCCTGCACACCGAGCAGAAACGCCATGCGACTGCGCATCGGCACATGATCAAACCTACTTTGAAAGACCGGATTGTGTCGCATATAAGCTACACGCACCCACGTCGCCGGGCGGTTGATTTTGATGCGCCGGAACTGTGGAATGGTCTCGTCCGGCTCGTAAATTCCCAGCAGAACATTGTCCTGCGTCGCCAGCTTGATGGACCCCGCTGTCATCTCTTTGAAAATTCCGGTAATGCGCGCCACGGTCGGAGCAATGGTGTCCGGGACCGCGACGCCGTAGATTGTCGGCACCTGATAACCGTCCATCCATACGCCATCCACTTGACGACGCAGCTTTTGCCCTTCGGAATCATATCCGAAAATTATTAATTGCTTACCGTTATCGTCGGGCATCTGTAACTGAGCCACGAGCTTTTTGGGTTCGACGATGTCGCGGTAGGTGTAATGCCACGCACCCTGATCTTGCCACGACCAGTCGCATCGTTCACGACAGTCGCCCATGCCGTTCATGTGAAAGTTGAACAACGTCCCGTATCCCACCGTAGGGTGACCACCGATGTTAATCGCAGTAACTGTTTCCACCTCGCGCGGGAGCGTAATGCACTTGCGCGCGCAGTCAGAATCCCCAGAGGTGCAAATGTCTAGCCAACCTTTGAAACCCTCGAAGTCCCCCTTGTTGGCAATCATCGACACCACGTCGCCCGTCCAGCGAAAAAGCTTGGCGTCGTCACAGGTCCCGATAATTTTCCGGGCCTCATCTTCAATGTCGGTGATACGAAACATTACTTGTAAGATTTTTTCTTTTCATCCATGAGTTTATCGAGCGCGTCTTCCGACTCGCTGTTGCGTTTGGTCGGCGACTCTGCCTCGTCCGACTCCGCAGACACGATCTTATAGACTTCGATGGTGCAAGAGTAACGCGGCCCCGACTTTTCATTTCGAGATTCCGAGCTACTAACTTTCTTGTATCGCACCGTCATCAATCCCTCCTTGGGGATGTCCAGTTCTTCCTTACCGCTAATGTGAAGCGACGGATAGTATTTGTCCGGGATAGACGGGGGTCCTTCTGGTCCACCGTTTTCTTCTGACAGGTCAATATTGAGTTTCATAATTATACAGAGGCAACGTTGCCTTCTCGCATCTTCTGGAAATACCAGTTAAGGGTTCGAGCGGAGCCACCGCCTCCGACGATATTTTTAACGCCGTAAACATTACGCATGGCAGTGTCCGCAGTTGGAAGGGTAGTGTTGATCGTAGCCACCGCCACGCCGTCGATAAAAAACCGAATTTCCCCACCGCCCTTGGTCCATTCGATACGTAGCAGCCTAGGGATTGTCGCACTTGGCGCAACACCCGTATTCACCACGGTCTGATTGGTTCCATCCGAAACCACGGCTTGATAATTGGTATCCGGGACCGCTGTAGAAAACCGGAAACCCACGAACACCACGGCGGGCAAATCCGCCGCAAGAAACATGTTGGTCCCAGTTTGATTCGTGAACCCAACCCACATACGAACGCCAGTGATTTCATTGGGCCGCAAATACCAAACGCTTTTCATGTTCAAGCTGAACATACGAAATGACGTAGTCTGCGATTCGAAAAATGTCGAGTTGTTAAGCGTCGTGCTCGTCGCAATGCTGCGACCTTGGGGCTGATTCGCATCCGCAGCGACGGCACCCGCCGCCGAGGTGGTGCTTCCCCACGCAGCCTCGCCCGTAACGGTTTGGCCCGCGTTGTGAGCGATGTGCTCACGATCCACGTAGAAAAACCAGTCGTCAACGGTTCCGCCTGCGCCCGGAGCGCCCGTGGCACCCGTGTCACCCTTGTCGCCCTTGGGAATGAAATTGATAATTACTTCGTCGGGCTGAACCAACGTCCCGTTCTTTACGACATTCGCGACGGTGAACGTATCCCATGTTCCATTATCAGTAATTGTCCCGCTAATGGTGAAGATGGAAAAAATGGCTGGATTAGTTTTGTGCCGAACGTGCAAAAATCCTCGAATCGTCGAGGTGCTGTCATCTAAAGTGGCCAGCCATGCGGCCAAACCGTTCCCATCGTTGTCTGTTTCGGAAATGAATAAGGAAGTCGCCAAAGCGAGATCAGCGTTATTAAAACGCAAAACACCGGAACCGGGATCGCCTGAAGAAGTGGTGCCACTGTAAACATATTCCAACCCGAAACTTACACCGTCTGAGCCGTTCGTGCCGTTCGTGCCGTTCGTGCCGTTCGTGCCAGCCGGACCTTGGATACCCTGAATACCCTGAATGCCTTGCGGACCGGTGGCACCTTGCGGGCCTGTCGGACCAACCGGGCCAATGGGACCTTGTATACCTTGCGCGCCGATGAATTCTTTGGGCACCCGACGAAGACGAAACGTGCCAGTCGAAATCTCGACCGTGCAGATCACAAAACTATTGTCGCCGATATCGGCGCTATGGACTGGAATGTTGCTCGTTTTCATTACGCGTTATCGATGCAAATAAAATCGCTGTTGTCCTCCAGAATCATTTCATCGTCATCGTCAATCCAAAAATCGCAATCGAACTGCAACGGCGAATTCTGGACCACCAATTCGTAGACCGGCGCTTCAATGACCGGCGTCCCACCCGGAACGACCTCGCACGGCTGAGACAACTCTGGACCCCTATACCGAGGATTATGACAGTTTGACATACGTAATCGTTGTGCGTAGCGCGACGACCGCTACTTTGTCTACCGTCGTGCATTTTCCCTGCAAGGAAACCTGTTGATTCTGACCTGTCGTTACCGTATTCACGGTAAAAGACATCGTCCGCAACTCGTTCTCAGAAATTTCCGAAGTGGCGTGCTCCGAGCCGGGGAGAACCACCGACGTATCGTCATTCTGCAAACGAAAAAATACTTGGTCCGTGTCCACGATGCCGGTCAACCCCACAAAATCCACCGAGACCGTAATTTGAAATGTGCCCTGACCATGCAACAAAACTCGGGGCGATGAGTTAACGAAATCAATGTCCGCATACGCGATACCGAGATTGTCATTCGTGCCCACATCCGCGTAATACATCCCATTAATCGCCGTGTGCGACACGCCGGGACCGCCTTGCGGGCCTTGTGCGCCTTGCGGGCCTTGCGGACCAGTGACGCTTACGCCGGGAAACCCAGACGGCACCACCAACTTGCCTGCCACAATCGTGCCGCCCGCGCCAGAAAGTTCTTTCACCAGCGTCAGCCATAGCGCGCCCGCGCCATCCGTGGCCGTCACCTGATACCATCCCGAGTCATCGATAAAAATATACATCCCTTCCAAAATGGCGGGATTGAACAGCGTAGAAATCTGAATGTTCGGAGCGCCGAGAGATGGATGCGAAAAACTGGCGAGCGTTATTGTGAACGCATTCTTACCGGCTGCACCGGGAGCGCCGGGTTCGCCTTGGGGTCCGGTTGCACCGATGATGCCCTGATTGAACAGGCGAAGGAAATAGCAAGCGAGACCTTCGCCCACGGCACGAGGATTATTCTGGAGACCGATGTTCAGTTGACACGGAAGCGACCAAACGACTTGACCATCTTCTTCCGTCTTAATAACGGTCCCGAAAAAGTCAGTCGTGAAATTCTGAATCTGCGACGACAACGATTCACACGCGGCTGTGTTCGTTTCCGAAACACCGCAAGGAGTGCATGATTGGCATTCGGCCATAAATTATTTAGAGTTAAGCTTCCCGCGCAATTCCCCGTGGCGATGCGCAAACCAATACGCCAGCACGGCACCAACGCCGATGCACAGAATCAAAATCTCGTGCCCAACGATCAAAGAAGGCAGCATGATAAGCGCAATCCCCGCCGCACTTGCAACAAGGCTCGTGGTAGTGCTACCAACGATTGCCTTGAGAGGGGGCCAGACCAACGAGGCTGCGCCAAAAATAAACAGGGCGATACCCACCCAAACAACGCCTTTTAACGAGGCAAGCTTCGCGCCCATCTCGCGCGCGGTATCTTTCTGAGCAGAACCGATCTTCGTGTTCAATTTTTCCTCGGTCACAATTACAACACCATCGGTTCGAACTTCGCGCGTGACCCGCTCCAAAACTTGAGTAGTATCCGACTTCGGATTTTCTGATTGCCGGACGCCACCGGACAAACCTGTCGGTGTGGAAAAAGAACTGTGCCCACCTTTTTGACTCGGAACATAACAGCCACTGCACGCCAGAATGATGGACATGCCACCGATAATCAAAAGTTCTTTGCCGTCCTGCTTCTTGGCCTTGAGTTTTCGGTAGACGTAAATTGCGGTGATCGCTCCGATCACGATTTGAATGAGCAGAAGTGCGATTCGCAAATACGATTCGACTTCGGTTGAGGTAGGCATAACTTGCTGCGCGACTGCGCCGGAAACATTACCGCCCACAAGCGCGGTCACCTTGGCTTCTTCGGCCCGGAACAGGCTGACGATTTTTGTGACTAGGGCGATCATAACTACTTTATACTCGAACGGGCTGGCTGGTCTCCCAGCCAGCCCGTGTTTTCACCATCTGATTTGCTCAGACTGAGCTTTCGCTTAGTCTTCGCACACCCCAACCGTGGTGAAGCTGTCAGCCCCAGTGAAGCTTGACGCCGGAGGCGTATCGCAGTTCACGAGACCCAAGTCAGCTTTGCAGCGCTTGTAAAGAATCGGGATGATGTGCTGCGGACGCAGCGGCTTGTAGGCGCGAGTGATCTGGTATTTGTGCCAGCCGAAATCGCCCCACTGATTGCACTGATTGTCGATGTGGTAGTGCCACTCAAGCTCGCCCATGTGCAACTGGGGAGCAAACTTGAAGCTGCCTTCGCCGACATAGCGTTCAGGCACCTGACGTTCGAACGAACCATCGGCGATGAGAATACCGATCTCGTAGTCCGCATCAATCCACGCGGGATTGGCTTTGGCATACGCGGTTTTCTTTGCGGGGTTCGAGACGATTGTGACCGGGTTCACCAGCACAGGCAGACCGTTGACATCGAAGCCGGTCGCGCGGAGAGGACGTTGGTCCACACCGAAAGCGATGCCGCGATACGCGGGAGACTGCTCGAAGCTGTAGGCCGTCAGCGTGGTTTCACCAAGCTTGTAGCCGCCCTGAGTCAAGCAACACATGACGTTCTGGACGCCGACTTCCGAGCGAAAATACTCGACCTGATCGGACCCGCCAATGAACCGAAAATGCGGCATACCCTTTTCGGTCGAATACCATTCCCCGAACAGGACTTCGCGGAGGTAGCGAGCGATGTAGTGCAGCGCTTTGAAGGTCATCGGGCCGGTCGGCAGGAGCGGCGCGAACTTGACGCCCAAATCGGTCTCGGACCCACCGGTAAACAGCGAGTTGAAATCGAAGTTGGCATTAGCCGTAAACTTGGAAGCGGACCGGAGATACAGTTGCGCGCGGATGTCCGCGTTGACATACTGGGTCACCAGTTTCTTCAGAGAGTCCTCGGCGACGGAATAGCTGCCTTTGAAGGCCGAATAGCCTTTCTTAACGCAGATGTTCGGGCCGCGACCACGGAAAGATTCCAGTCGAACGGTGAAATCGACGGTGTCAGTCAGGTCTTGATGACCGGCTTGACCGCAAATTTCGGTATCACAGACGAACTGGGGAACGGCGAGACTGTCGCCGGGAGCCGCCTGCATTTGCACAACCGAGCGGATAGCATCGGAGGTGCCAGCGGGAAACGTCCCGCCTTGGACCACGTTCATGTAGGGAGAATTGGCGGCAAGAGCCTTCGCAATAGTCCCCACGATGCGATTCGTGTCCTTTGACGCAATATCACTGATCTGCGTCGGATCATCACAGAAAAAAGCCATTTTAGTGGGCCTTTCATTTGGAGCGAGTTAACCGTGCTCCGTTTAACCGGACGTAGCGAACAACCAGCCACGCAAGGCAATGAGTTTTTCTGCTTGGGGCCATCAAGCGGTAAGGCCGTCTCGGGGGTGCCAACCGAGAGGATAAGGCACTCAATAAGAAGTGACCGAAAAATCGAAAAACGTCAATGATTTTTCACTAACGATTCGCGCGCCCAGTGCGCGGCGCTATCATCCTTGACGCCGTGTAACCACACCAGCCCTTGCTCCTGTAGCTTCGCATATTCCTCGCGCGATAGCGTGCGCGTCGCGTAGGCGTTCAAAAACTTATCAGAGAACCCGACGCCCCATTGTGAAAATTTCGGAAACAGATAAACGTCCCACGGCTCGGCGCGAGGGACACCGTTCATAGTAACGCCCATCACCAGCCACTTCAAAAATTGCAGGTTGCCGCTTACCATCATGTTACCATTGATGTGATGGTAGCCATGCAGCCACTCCGCACCGACGAGCATAGACTTCTGACGAAGAAATTCTTCGTGGCAGTCGTTAATCCAATTCTTAGTCATCGGCACGCAGTCAGCCTCGAACGGAAATATCCACTCGTATGCCGGTATTTTGTTCGCCGCGCGCATGTGATAAACCCACTCAAGCAAAGAGAACCACAATACCCAGCATCCCCACGGATGGCCGGTTGCGCGAGCCATGCACTTCAGTTTCTTGACATTGAACTTTCGGAGAACATGATCTACCGATGCTTGATCGTGTTCACAATCCGCTCGCGCGATAAAAACGAAATCCACGTCGTCGCGATGAAGGGGTTCGATGTCAGCGATCAAACGAGCGAGGTGCATCGCCTTCTTCTTGTCGCCTTCCCAGTATTGAACTGCAATTAGACCTTTTTTCATATCAGTCAAAAATTTTCCACGGGCCACGAAGCTCGGGGCCGGGCGTGCCCTTGGCGTATTTATGAAATACTAACGTCGTGTTGGGTAACGCGCCCATAGCGTGCAGCGATTCCGCGAGTTTCAAAAACGATGAATCAATAAAATGCAACTCCGACGCCGACAGCATTTCGGGTATCCAGTCCAAAGCAGAGGACCGGTTAACCATACGAAAAATATTCAACTTGTCGGGGAGGAAGTCTGGCTTGACCAAAAACTTCTCCGTCTCATAGATGAGTGCCACAGACTTCTTGGTGGGTGTCGCGTCCTTGACTAAGGCTTTGGGAAATTTGCATTCAGTCCAACGCGCGTCGAACGGGACGCCAGCTTGCGCATAAAGTTCTGCATCAGTTTGAGGTATGTCGCCCTTGGCAGAAAAACATCCAAGCCCCACGCGCAAGGGGCACTGCGGTAACCACCGACTTCGAACCTCGTGCTCGTGTATCGCGGCAAGCACCTGAACATTGGGCACGTCCGAGATCATCTGGCGCACCGCATGAATATACTCCGACTTCACGACCCAACGAAGAATCGAATGGCGACGAGCCAACACTCGTATCAGTCCATTCAACGCAATCGCCGTTCCAAATTGAAGCGGAGCAAATACGTAAAACGATTGCGGCGGAACCGGTATATTATAAGGTATGCTTTCCATATTCAGACTCGTAAGTTCTTTTCATCGCTTCGAAAAACGAAACTTTGGGACTCCACCCAAGGCCCCTGATCTTAGAGTTGTCCATTATCTTGCGCGGCGTGCCGACCGGCTGAGAGGGGTCAAACGCGATGTAGCCCGGATAACCCACGGCGGTTTTAACCATCTCCGCGATCTCGCTCATCATAAACTCTATGCCACTACCGGTGTTGATTGGCTCCGGCGCTTCGTAATCTCGCATGACGACCATTAGCGCTTCCGCCAGATCGTCGGAGTAAAGAAGTTCCCGGCACGCGTATCCGTCGCCCCACACTTGAAACTCAGGATGGCTTTTAATTTTGGCTTCGTGCATGCGCGCCATCATCCCCGGAACCAAATGGCCGTTTAAACCATCGAACGTATCATTAGGTCCGAACAAATTGCAAGGCATAGCGGAGACAAATCGCAGTCCGCGATCTTGGTTCAGATACTGACAAAGCTTGACGCCAACGATCTTCGCGAGCGCGTAGGCTTCGTTAGATTTTTCCAGTGGACCGGACAGCAGATATCCTTCGCGAATCGGTTGAACACAATCGCGAGGATAGATGCACGACGAGCCTAGAAACACCAACTTCTTCACGTTATACTCTGCGGCCTGCAAAATCGTGTTCTGCTCGATCAACAAGTTCTGGTGCATGAAACCGACGCGGTCGTTCATATTATCCTTGATGCCGCCCACGCGCGCCGCGCACATGAACACATACTCAGGCCGGTAAACCGAATAGAACCACTTCACCGCAACCGGGTCCGACAGATCGACTTCCTGCCGCGTCACCGTGATAACATTCTCGAAGCCCTGCGACTTCAAAAGCCGAACCATGGCGCTACCTACGAGACCCCGATGGCCCGCAACAAATATCCTAGACTCTTTCTTCATCGATCATCAACCTCACAAGTTGTTTAAACGTAGTCTTTGGCTCCCACCCGAGTTGTCGTTTGGCTTTAGACGGGTCTCCCAGAAGCAAATCCACCTCAGTGGGACGAAAATATTTGGGATCGATCACCACCCGGCTCTCCCAATCGGCGACGCCTGCATACGTGGCGGCTTCCTCCAGAAACTCGCGCACGCTATGAGTCTCTCCGGTCGCGATGACGTAATCATCGGGCTTGTCTTGCTGGAGCATGAGCCACATAGCCTCGACGTATTCCTTGGCGTATCCCCAATCGCGCCGGGCGTCCAGATTTCCGAGACGAAGCTCGTCCTGAAGCATATACCGCATTCGCTTTATTGCCCGCGTTATCTTACGCGTCACAAACGTCTCGCCGCGCCGAGGTGACTCATGATTGAAAAGGATTCCGTTGCTCGCGTGCAGCCCGTAGGACTCACGATAGTTCACTGTGGTCCAGAAGGCAAACACCTTCGCGCACCCGTATGGGCTGCGCGGGTAAAACGGCGTATTCTCCGTCTGAGGTGTCTCCCGCACTTTGCCAAACATTTCACTCGACGACGCTTGGTAAAATCTCGGCTTAGCGCCGGACTCATGAATTGCTTCCAATAACCGGACGGTGCCCAGTCCGGTAACATCTGCCGTATACTCCGGGGTATCAAAGCTCACACGCACGTGCGATTGCGCACCGAGATGATAAATCTCGTCCGGTGCAATCTTGTGCAACAGCCGGGAAGTCGCACTGGAGTCACTCAGGTCGCCGTGATGCAAATGCAAAGCATCGAAAATGTGATCGATGCGACCGGTGTTAAAGCTGCTCGACCGACGAATGATGCCGTGAACTTCATATTCCTTAGAGAGCAAAAGCTCCGCTAGATACGAACCGTCTTGACCAGTGATGCCGGTTATCAATGCTTTTTTCATGGATGTCTTTTCTTCCACGTGCGATGGTCTTCGAGAAGTGCCCCGAGGACCTGCGGGGTTTTAACGGAATGCACCATAGTTCGACCATGGTTTGCTACCAAGTCTCGCATTGTTGCGAACCCGTGGGCGCTTGCGGTTTCAAAACTCGCTCCCGTCAAAAAGTTCTCGTGCGGAAATCCACTCCCGCACGCAAGTTGAAGCTGATAGTGATCGATGCACTCCGTAGGAAACGGTAACGGCCAATCTTCTGGATTCTTCGACCCGATGTGATACGAGATCGGAAGCTTGTCCACCGTTTTCAGCATGCCTATAATGGTATTTCGCGATAACCAATACGGAGGCTGACACGCAATCTTAGGCAAAAAGGACGGAGCCGGATTCGTATCTGGAACTTCGTTGCTCCAGATGACATCCGGGTGGTCATATAAATACTTTGGAATTTCCGGCGAGAGGCAAAACGAATCGGAATCATTGAACAAAAAGTGTTGATACGGAAACTTCAACAGTAGTTTCAAAAAACGACGATGCCGCTCCAGCGTCTGCGGACCAATCCAACCCTTTAACCCGTCGATCATACAAATCACACCGGGATGCGAAACCTTTTTGATCGGTGCATCTTGCGGCGAAAAAATTACCACCGGGCACTGGTGGTGCAAATACGCGGCGAGGTTTGCTTCAACCTGATGAAGGTCTCCCGCGTAGGCCGAGACGGCCACTAATGTGTCTGGGTTCATTGCCATATGCCTGTAGGAAAGCAGGAGCTACCGATGTGGCCGCAAACCAAACCCAAGTCCACGTGGGGTTGATGGCCTGCGCCGCTCGCGCGCCTGCAAAAAATTACGTCCTCTCCGGTCCCGAGACCCGAGATGACCTGCGCTCGTTTTGCTGCGCCTTCCAAAATTTCATACGCCTTGAGCGCTTTCTCACCCGTCATGGGGCCATCGGCCAGCATCGCTCGCGCCACGTTCACATCGGATACCAGCGAGTGCTCGCTACTCGAAAACCATTGACCGTTCAACTCTGGGTGCTTGGCTACAATGGACTCGAACACACTTCGGTGAGTAAGACAGCAGCCAAAACCCACCCATGCCGTGGGTTTAATCTCGGACCGCAGCGTCCGCGCGAATTCCGATTCCTTTTGGTTCCCCAATGCCTCAGCGTAAATTGCGTTAGCTCCGGGATGCCGACCGAAATACAAACCGCCGACCAGCGTCTTTCCATGAGAGAGAAGCCGGTCAATTGCGTTTAAACCTGCAAACGAATCAGGTAGATTCTTCCACCTCGTGTGCGCCTTGAACCACGCCGCGTTTCCGCATGGCACCAACATGTCATCGTCAATCCACAACGCCCACTCCGAGTCCGTCTTCAGAAATTCTCGCGCGCAAGTGTTCCTCGCATGCGCTACGAACGCATCGTCATAAGACAGAAGCATGCCCACACGACGCCGGTCGTTCAACTGCGCAATGCACAGCGTGGTAATGGGATGATATGACTTGTAAGCCGGAAGGATGAGCATCACCTTCTTGGAGAGCGGACGAAAAATGTCCGACTTCTCCAAAGACTGGGGCGTGACACCGAAACCCCGGTTGAGGGGGTCGGTATTCATTATCTACCGGCTCCGGCTGCTCGCGCGCGTTCCTCTTGAATCCCTGCCGCGATCTTGTCGAGCGCGTCTCCTGCGCGCGTGTTGAAGATGTCGTTCTCGGTCTGCTTCGCTTCCGGCAACTTGCCACCGGGAGGAACCGCAGATTCGCGCAATCGGGACACACTCGCGCCCTTGAATCCCGCGATCTTCTGATTCGCCTCGGCCAGTTCCTTCTCCAGCTTCGCGACTTTAGTTTCCGCAGCCGCCAGTTGCGGCTTCAGATGCAAGAGTTGAGCCATGCCCACGATCATAACCGCACGCATGTCCGGGGAATCATCGGCCAAAGCCGCATTCACCAAACCCAAAGTTTCGCCGACCCATTTGTTGTGGGCCTCGACCGACTTCTTTGTCGCTTCATCTGCGCCGGGCTTTGCCGACTGAGTCTTGAGATAGTCCAACTTCGGCAACAAATCCTTCTCCAAGATACTCTTGGTGTCGTCGTTGTGTTGAGTCGCCGACTGCTGCCACTGCTTCTCGCGATCAGCCATATAGCCCGAGATGTTTTCCTTCGCGGCCTTTATGGCTTGGTCGCGATTGAACTTCGCGGTCTCGATGGAAGCGATCTTGGACTCCACCAAAGTCTGAATGGTCTTGTCGCCAATCTCAGCGAAAATCTTCTCCAACTGAACATTCTCGGGACCGCCGTGACTCTTAATCTTCTCGATAACCTTGTCGGTTACTAAGGGCGATTTACGCAACTGAGCGTAAATGAATTCACGATCCGTCTCGATGGTCTTGGTATACTCCTTGAACTTGGGGTCCAGTTCCACGTCGAGTTTGGCCTGCCACTCGCGCAACGTCTTCAGTTCCCGCTCGACTTCGGGCGTAACTGCTTTCGTAGTGTTGACCTTTTCTTCCAGTTCCTTGTTCTTGGCTTCCAACTCAGAAATTCTCTGGTCTCGCGCACTGACCTCTTGCGTGGCCTTGAGCTTAATCGCAGCGAACGCTTCGGAAGACTTCGGACTCGCGTTCGGTGGGAGAGCCGGGGAGTCCTTGAAAAGATCGTCGGCCTTGGATTTCTCCGCAGTCGCTTTCTCCGCAGCCGCTTTCTCGGCGGCTTCGCGCTCGGCTTTCTTGGCCGGGTCGTTCGCTTCAGCTTCCTGCTTGGCCTTTTCTTCGGCAGCTTTCTTGTCCGCCTCGGCCTTCTCGGCAGCAGCTTTCTTAGCGGTCTCGTCGCCTTCGTTCGCGGCCTGCTCTTTTTCTTTCAGCAAGGCATCAAGCACGTCACCTGTAGCCTTATGCACTTCTGCCGTAGGCGCATTGGACTTACCATTGATGTCCTGAGACTCAAGTTGGTCCGCGACTTTCTTGTTGTTTTCTCCAGCGTCAGGAAAACCTGTCTGGTCCGGTGTGGGGGTTTGGGTATCAGCCATAAATTATTCGTGTTGGGTTTGAATTTTCTGCCCGTCGTTCCATTCTTTGTCGTTGGTCAGATCGGGGTAATGATTTGGAGTCGTATCGGGCGGCGGAAGCGGTTCGGGGCCTGCAAGCGCGACGAGCGCTCGAATCATGTCTTGCCCACCGGCAACCTTTCCATTACGTATTAACACTTTGTTGGTGTCGCCTTCTTCCAGAAGTCCCGGAATCGACTCCACCAATTTGGGGAGCAACCGAGACCCGGTGTGAGTTTGAAAAAATGTTCGAAGATTCTGAATGTCTTCAGAAGTCCAGTCGGGGGCAGAGACTACGGTTTCCATTATTGAGTTGGGGTTGTGGTGATTAATTCGTCGTCGGTTATCGGGTCAACTTGTTCTTCGAGATCGTGTTGTGCAGACTGTGCCTGAAGCTGTTCGGCCTCGGCATCCAATTGTTTCAACTGAGCGATTACGTCACCAGCTTTCTTCACGAAGTCAGCGACTTGTTTTAATTCTTCTTTCGGAATACCTTGCTCCACCGCGCGATTATAGTGGTCCGTGATGTGAATCACAATGGGTTCCAACTGAGTTGTCTCCGCGCCCCCATGCATAATCGCTGCCGCCAATTGCTCGGCCACCGGCATGACCACCTCCAAGTGAATCATGTGATTGTCGCGAGGACTCACCGGCACAGACTGACCAACGCTCAACAGCGACAGTTCCATCTGCTGTAACCGTTGCTGCTCGGCCTGCATAGTCGGGTCGTTCTCGGGAATCAAAACCCGATTCGCAAAATCCGTTCCCAGCCGAGCGGTCAGGTCTTCCACCTCAAGCTGCCGTTGATTGTAAAGCGGGTTGCCTTTCTTCTCTGCCGCCAGCGATATAACAAGCTGCCGTTGCAACGGAGTCAAGTCCGTGATCGTCCCAGCCACGGGTTGGTTCGCAAGCTCGTTCAATTCCTCGCGCGACATGACGTTAAGCAATTCTTTTTGCATCGCCTTCGCGTCCGCTTCGACGGTCTCCGAATCGCACAGCCGCTTCTGCATCGTGCCAACGAGATCAACGAACTGCTCCAAGAAACGAGCGATACGAACGTCCTGCTGTTCTTCCTCTCGCTCCGCGTAGAGGTTCACCGCAGCCGGAGACCGGAAAGCTTCGCCTTCGATCTTGGGCGGCGACGTGGACCCGATCAATTGGTCCACCACGGTTGAGAAAAATCCATCCAACTGAATAAATTCCTCGACGTTGCCATCGAACTTTTGTTCGAGCACGTTCCATCCAGTGGGGATGATGACCATGTTACCGATCACCGACATTTTGAAAGTATGAATACGTTTGATGTCGCCTTGCACCAAAGTCTTGCCGGACAAAAGCGAGCGGTCAACAATTTCATTTCGCGTGCGGTCGATCATACCCGCCAACTCGTAGATGTCCCGGCCCACGCCCTTGGAGCCATACATCGTGCCGTTGCCTTTTTGAAACGCGAAAAACGAAATGCAATCGTCCATGCTATCGAAGCGATCATCCTTGCTGAAAATTTCTGTATATTCGTTACCGGCGAGCCGGTAGTGCGACACCTTGCCCGAAACTTCTCGGGCCAGAAGTGAGTAGACGTTGATCACGTTTGCTCCGGCCATGTAAGACGCGCCGACCGTCAACTCCCGGATGGCGTTTTGATACCACGTCTCGTTGGACGTGTCGCCAAGCCTCTCGCGAACCTGCTGCGGAGAAGCTTTGTTAATTGCGTCAGTCGTCGCTTGGATATTCCACCCGACTGTCTTAGCCGCCTCACGGTTTTGAATATATGAAAATAATTCATGGGGCATGAATGTTTCGCGGAGAACGACAACCTGAGCCATGGACGGAAGTTGCTTGGTGCCGTCCGAGAGATACGATTCGTCCTGCTTGAAGTGTTTCGGAAACCAAGTAAACTCGTCGAGCCACGCCACCACCGTGTTTCCGAACAGTGCATTGTCAAACGCAATATCCTCGATCAAAGTCTTCCAGCCCTTGCGCGCTCGGATGGTTTTGGAAATAGCGGCACGAAACTTTTCCGTCTTCTCCACCGAGTTGTGCCACTTCTCAGAGTTGAGCGAAGAATTGGTCAGATACTTTTGGGCGTTAACCGCGCGGACGAACCGGGGAGCAACCTTCTCGATCATGCCCGGCAATGGCTTCGTGGTAAAATTCTGCTTCCATCCGAGACCTTCGGCCTGCAACCGAGCGGGGTCATGAGGACGTTCAGCGTTATACTTTGCGAGGATGCGATTGTTGACAATTTGTCTATTTCGGGCCGCTGCGACGATGGTTTTCACCACCTCTTGGGCCATATTCAGGTCCTTGATGCTGCGCTGGGTAGGCTCTCCCGCCTTATTAATAGCGGGGCTTTGAATTAAACCATCTACTGCCAAATCTTTTGGGTCTGCCATAAAAGCTCTATGAATTAGTGCCGTTTATATGCCTTTTTGTCCATATCCGTTTCCACTTCTTCTTCGGGCATTGTTCCAGTGCCAACATGGCCTTCGCATCCACATAGCATGTGCAAATCCGACACTGCTCATCATTCACAAGTTCCGGGCACTGAGAACAAATTTCGCGACGGTCTCCCCACTGCGCATCTGTTACCAACGTCTCGTAGTCCAACATCCACGCCCACAACCTGCGCACTTGCGCAGCGACGTAACGAAAAGGTGTGTGCCAACGAAAAATCATTTTCTCTTAAACCAGCAATGGTCTGGCAAATTCGGATTCTCCATCGTGGGATGTTCCATGTGCGCCAGCATGGCGTTGTCTACTCCCAGTCGCTCGCACGTGTGCAACCGAGGGTCGATTTTTTTTCTGTCCAGCACCTGCGCGCGTATCTCGCCGATTGCGGCCTTGCACGAAGAACATCCACCGCTCGGCAGGGGCTTGTTGAACGGACACGTGGCGCAAATGTTCGCGCGCGCAGCCGCTAACTCCGCAGACACGAACTGAATCTCCGGCTTGCGGCGTCGCACATCGGCCAACCACGCCAACACACTACTCTTGAGAGTGCGCTGCGGTGGGTTCGGCACATTCGTGACCACGTTACTAGCATCGTAACAATACGCCGGATTGTTCTGGCACGCCTGCACGTGAACTTCATTCTCTACGTCGCCGGGCGGCATGTTATTCATTCGCCGGTAATCGCGCACGCGAGCTATTAAATCTTTCCAGCCCTTTGTGCTGCGAATAATGGCCCCATCCGGGTTCTTGAAAACGTAACCGTCGCGGGGATATAAATTAGTATTGATTCGCATCTTCATACGACAACACCTCTGTTTGGTTTGTAGGGTCTATGCGCGCGCCACCCGGATACTGATTATACCACGCGTCTTCCTCATTTACGTCCTCCGGGTCCGAACCTTGCATGGACGGAATTGACGCAGTTCCTTTTCGGACCGCATGCACGAGCAACGTTAGAGAATCCGCTTCGTCCGGCGATGCGTTACCACGACTGATGAAATCTTTTTTGGACTCAACCTTGGTCTTGGCACCAGAGCTACGATACTTCCGTTGTGTCAACTGCGGTGTGAGCTTTGTGAGATCAACAGCGGGGTCGATCAACACGTAACCAAATTCACCGAAAGCTCGCAACGCAAACCAAAGCTCCGTGCATACATAAAGATACTGCTCATAGGCGGTCTGCGTGTCCTCTTGCATGATCTTTGACTCGGTCGAACTTTCGGAGTAGTTGACCGCGTGAATGGCCGCGCTCCATTCGTGCTTCAGAAGATCGGACACACCCTGCCCGTGCGCTGTGCGGTCGCATGCAAAATATTCGGGTTTGATGCCCGAACGACGCACCAGCTTGATCAACTGATCTTTCATCGCCACAGTGTCGCCCTTGGGCAACGTAAATTGATTTGTAACCTGAATTGCCAACCGGGGCGTAACGACGTGTGTCTTCGGGTCTTTGAACATGATCGTCTGCCCCTCAGGAAAATCTATGGACGGTGGGAGCTTGTAGCCGGTAGCCTTGCCCCACTTGCCGAGCGTGAACGACGCAGCCGCGCCGCCTTCGAGCGCTAGATCACACGCGCCACACGGTTGCGGGTCGGAATACCAGATGTAAGTGCCACGCCACTTGTTCAGCATACCCGGAGGAATGATCGTAAGCTCAACTCCCGATGGTGGATATGCTCCAAGCGCCATCGAGTAATACCCTGCGCTATTACGTCCGCCCGCGTTACGCGCAATGACTTCGAGACCGGCGCGCGTCTGCAAACCGGGAAACACGAGTTTGTTCTGCACGACGTTCTCTGACTTTTCGCCGGACAGCCGCAGCACTTCCCACCCGCGCGAAGACTTCCATCGGAAATGCACCTCATGATCGAAATTCGACCAACCAAAAACTGGCTCCGCTCGCCTGCCGACTTCATCGTTCTGATTAGTCGGATTATACGCGCCGAAAATCTTAAAGCCCTCGGGGCCTTCTTCCTGAATCTGCGATAGGACGTTGTCCACGTCATTCCACAAACCGCCCGGCACGTTTTCAATTTCGTCGATGAAAATAAATAGACGCGACAGTGGCCCGAACACCGGGTGCGGATGCACACGATTGATGCGCTTGTTACCTTGTAATCGCGCGGCCTTCTTAACTTTGCCGACTGGGATGATCATTCCCTTGAGACACGACGCCGTCTGATTCCTACGGTCCAGCCCGATGAACAATTCGCCTACCTCCCCCGGCATCTCCAGCGAAGCACTCTCGTGCAGCCGCACCAGATGCGAAAAAAGGTTGGCTTCCAAATGGTCCTCGCTGGGGCCGATGACCGAGATGCGCGTCCACTCTGGGTCGCGAACCCATTCGAGAAACAACCGAACGCCAATACCGAACGACTTCGAGCACGACGCCGCGCCCATGATCAAACCCAGACTGGACTCATCGAACAGCTTCCACAGGTCTTTGGTATATTGCGGCTCGGGGCTGAACTGGTTTGGCGTCCACAACAGTTGCGCGGCTTCCTCCATACCGTTGTTGTTCAGCAGATAATGTAAATAATGTTGAAGCGGTGGCAGGACCTTTTTCGGGTCGTCTGTGTCGATCTTCAAACCAAGAGCACAGAAATCGTTCACGGCGCGCGATGCCTCAAGCAGATCGTGATTGTGGACTAGCCTCGCGACGTGCGCGGCAAAGGGTCTTAGCGGCTCGGGAAGCATTAGAATTCTCGCCCGCACGCGAGCGCTTCTTCGGGACTCGCGAATGAAACCAATTGAGATTTCAGCCAATACGCCTCGCCGTAAAGGCTGCACCATGCGCTACACGCCACGCTTCGCTTTCCGGTCTTAAGATACCGTTCAAGAGCGGGCCGAGTGGCTTGAAAAATTCCGGGACCAACTGCCGTAAATGATTTTGACAGGGCCTTGGGTTCGAAACTGAAATTGATGACCTCCAGCCGCGAGAGCCAACCGCCACCTACCGCGTGAAGCGCGAGCAACGGCATCGCTAACGGTCTATTCTTGTAGTGCGCATACAGTTTGCTACGCCGCGCATGCCGGGCAGTAATCAGCCGGGGGTTCCAGCCTCGTGCGCGCCAGCTTCGTTCCCACAGGGGCACCCACGCTGGCTGAACTTCGGGGGCGTCAAGGGAACAGTCATAATAAGCGAATATGTCCATAAATACAAAAAGCGGGGCTTTGTTCTACCAAGAGCGGCCCCGCTTTGCGGTGAGTTACTCGACCCGCACGTGCTCTCTAATAAACAGTGCCTCCAAAACAGAGCAACTGCCACGCCAAAATGAAAAAAAAAAATGCCGGAAGTTGGGACCTCCGGCATGAGCCTTAAGCGGCTTGGACTAATCCGCGCTGGGCGGCGAAATCACGGGCGGCTTGCGACGCGACCTTCCTTTTTCCGCATCCTTGGGGTGACCGTTCTGGTAGGCCGGTTCCGCATCGTTCATGATGCGAGCGCGGCGCAATTCGGCTTCCTCTTTCTTAAGGGCCAATCGGGCAACCGAATCGGCCTTGCGTTTGTTGTTGACCGCCTCAACTGCGTCGGTATAACGACCTACGCCATTCATGCGCAGATACTGGTAGTAAGCGCCTCTCATTTATTTTTTCCTTTCATTTTGTTGTTCATATGATAATTGTAAAGATCACACACCCGGCCTCGGCTCCACAGACCGTTTACACGAGTGCGGAACCCCGACTCGTTCAACAAAGCCGCAATGCGTTCGAACGTAAATTTCTGCCCCCGCCACAACTTGATAAGACCCACAATCGTGCGCTCGTTTTGATTCTGACCATAGGGTTGATAGCCCCCCATTCTAAATCCTTGTGCTTTCTTCCGCTCGCGAGCAATTCGAAGTTTCAACACGAGTTGCGATTTCTCCCACTCGGCCAACGCGCCGATAATCTGACGAATCAACTTACGTGTGGGGTCGCCTTGTTCGTTGGCCATGTCAATAAGCACGCCCTGATCGGCAGCGAAAACCTTAATGCCTCGCGAACGCAATTCCTTCAAGAGAATCTCCGAGACCATGAGATCGCGCGCAAGACGGTCCAATCGTTCGACGACTACCGCACCGACATCACCCTTGTGGACGATCATCGAGACCATGTTGGAAAACGATTCTCGTTCCATTCCCTCCACGGAACCGCTGACGCCTTCTTCGGTGAAAGTCGCGAGCAACGACAAATTCTGCGCGGTGCAAAAATTCTTGATGGCGTCCATCTGACGCTGGGGGCCGTCACCGTCCATTTGGCCCTTGCTGCTGACTCGAATGTATCCGACTACGTTCATTGCAGCCAGTATAGCATGGCTGTCAATAGCCGTCAAGAATTATCGTCCCAAGCGGGAGAACCCCATTCCGACCAATTGGATTGATCAATCGAAACCCGCCCGCGATACCACAACCCGCCCGGCTCTCCCTCGCCCGTAAAATCGAGCAGGTAATCTGCACCGGGCGTGGCGATACCGTCAAGAAAATCGGTGAAAGGCCCCTCGGCGGCGGGACCGTGCTGAATCTCCAAAAAACCTCCGGCCAATGTCGGGCTTACGAAAAATGTTTGGGGACCGACCCACGACAAGAATGGGGCATCCGGTGGCGGTCCAGTGGGTTCAGATGGTTCCGCGCTCTCGGCCAGAATTCTACGCCACAAGTCGATGATCATGTCACCGCACTTGCGGCACTCGTCTAACGTCTGCAACCACTTAACGAGAAGATTCCACTCGGTGTCTCCGGGTGTAGGTGTTCCGCCCTTTATGATGACGACCTTCCGAAGGAGAACGTTAAAATCATCGCCCGGAACCGGGGTGCCGCCGATGGCGCGCAAATACTTTTCCAGCAGGTCCGTTTCCAGATCGCCAGCCAGTGGTTCACCGCCTGCGGCTTCCACCAACCGTCGAAGTATAAGGTATTTATTGTCACCGACCATTAGAATCCGGCTGCGATAACCGTGTTGCTGATTGCCTGACAATCCAAATCGGTGCCTAGCACGCGGACTCCAAAACGCACCGCGTCGCCATTAGCCACGCCCACGTCTGCGCCTTCAAACGGAACATTGAGACCGTCCTCAACTGCCGCGACCGTCCACGCGCCTCCGTTAAGTGACCGCGTGATAATATACTGGACGCCGGGAACAGCCGGAGACCACGAAACGTTGAACGGACCACCGGGACCCGCCTGCGCGAGAACAACTGAGTCCGGTTGATTTTCACCACACGAATCCGTAACCGACAACAGCTTGCGCCAGAGATCGATGATCATGCCATTACAGAGACACTGGCCTTCCGTTTCCAACCATTTCATCAGCAGATTCCATTCGTTGTCACCGGGGCGAGGTGTGCCGCCTTTGATGGTCACGATCTTGACCAAAAGATTGATGAACGAATCCCCCGGCACAGGCGTTCCGCCAATAGCAGTGAGATATTTTTCCAGCAGGTCCGTTTCCAGATCACCGGGTGACGGAGTGCCACCGACCGTCTCGACGAGACGCCGGATAATGAGATATCGATTGTCGCCTACCATATTAAATTTTGGGTGATTGATTTTCCGGGATTTCGGGAAAACGCTCGTCGGTCTCCAAAAACATATTAGCGGGTATGTCCCAAGTCTTTTGACCGGTCACCAACTCATTCCCCATCTCGGCAAAGTAGTCCAACTTCCGGCGCAGCATTACCGCTTTATCAATTGTCTTTTCATCCACGTCTTCGCCTGCGGCGTATTTGGATTTGATCTCGTCGTGAAGCGCCGCAAGAGTGTTGCGAACTTTCAAAGCGTGGTTCTTCAGCGTGACCAGTTGACCGGCCTGCTTGGCAGCAACCGGGTCCTTTATGGTCATGCGACCCTTTATGCTGGCGGGATTCGCGGTAGGATTAACGCGGACGCCCTTCTCTGCCTTTCGCTGCTGCTCTTGGCGCAATGCGTCTAGCGCTCCAATCGTGTTACTGTAGTCTACATTATCCATGTTAGTTTACGCTGAATGTTATTGTCAATACATTACGGTCGGCGAGTTGCTCCAACAGTTCATCACTAGGACTTCGCCCCTCGTGAATCGCCCAAAGCACTCCCGCCTTCCGCGCAAAATCTTTCATTTCCCGAACCGGAACAAAATTAATGTAGCCCTTGCCCACCAGTCCGCCTACGAGCACGCCCACAAATTCTCCGTCCTTATTGAATACCGGCCCGCCACTAGAACCATAATACGCCGAAAAAGTTCCTTGATCAGTGGGCAGCTTCCAAGGCCACGTAGGGTGGTCGGCTTCCGTGGGCTGCACATTTTTCTGCGAGAGGATGCCCATCGACACGCTCTCATCGAAATTTTCTACGCCAACGTTTCCTACATGGGTCAGCCGGGCACCGACTAAAAGTTCTTCACTGGAAATGTGCGCGGCGCGAAAGTATCCTTTTGGCACGTCCACCCAAAACAAAGCAAGGTCGCGAACTGGGTCGCGCGCCAATAGACGGGCTTTAAACTTCACCTCGCCCGCTTTCTTTCCCGCCACTCGAATGGTCTTGCTGACCGTGATCTCGTGTTCCTTAGGCACCACGTGATTCGCGGTCCAGACGAACACATTGTGGCCGCGCTCGATGATCGTGCCAGTGCCGTTTCCGTTCACCATTACCGTTTGCTCTTGCAATCGTTCATATTGATGCGCAGATCGATCTCGCACCTGAATAATGACCATAAGCCCGGCAAGGGCGAGCGCATACACAGAAAGCCAAATCTTCTTCACCTTAAACAGTGCCGTGGATTGCGTCGCGGGTCAACGAAAAAGGCCGATCTCTTTTTACGGAGACCGGCCTCGGAACTTGCCAAGCGATTAGCTTTCGACCACGGTAGCGGTCGGCTGACCCGGAGCGGAAGGAATCTCCGGCGTAGAGGCTACTGGCGAATCAGGACTCGCGCCAGCGAGGTTGAGTGCCTTCACCTTGAACGCGTGGACGCCCGGAGGGGGACTCACGATTTCAAAGCTGGTGGCTCCACCAGTTGCAAAGCCAGCAGAGCTAAACGCTCCACCATTCTGCGACCAGAAGACTTGATACTTGGTAACCTGTTCGGCTGCGGGATTCGCGGGCCATGACAGAACGATTTTAGTCATAATTTTCCTTTAGTTTTTATCGACGTGCAACTCGCACATCAAAAAGTGCCGCTATTCGTCGATGATGTCAATGAAAGCCGACGCATCCCAAAAATACTTTGGCCTCATGATCTTTTTGTGCCGCTCATGATACCCTTTCCAGAGAATAAAAGCGACGCGCATGCGTTTAAACAGCTTCTTCATACACCGTGTCCAGTAGGAAAATCCTTAGCGGCTTTCTTAGAAGCGGCAATCAGTCGCGCAGTCTCAATGCGCTTTTTGCACGCGCCAACCGGGGTGAGGTGCTCGTAGTGCGCGCCCATGCCGCACGCGAAGAAGCACCCCTTGCCGTCGCTGGCAAATCCGGTGATGTCGCGCTCGTCGCCTTTGTGCAGCCACGTGTCGCCGTATCCATCCTTGATGTCAATCTCAATGCGGACAATGTCACCGATTCGGAACGGATTCATTTTACTAAAAGCTGAACCAAGAGTTTAATGCACTCCTTCATATCACGGTTGCACAGATCGCCAGCCGCAAAGTATTTCAACCGCGCCTCGGCGGGCAGCTTGAGAAAATCTTCATGGACCGCCAAAGCTTCCATGGCGCGCGCAGTTGCCTTCTCGGGCGTCTGGTCGATTCCTAGCACGGTGTGGCCGTCCGAGCACGTGAGAAACTGCCGCCAGTAACCCGGCACTGGGTTGGCCATACAGTCCTCGCTGGGGGCGACGAAATGCGGAGGGTCTTGCTTCATATGCGTCCCATGTTGGCAGGCCACTTGCCGCCCTTGAGGATATCCATGTAGGGAGAATTGGCCGCAAGACATTTTGCCACTGATGCGACGATACGTTGTTGATCTTCGTAAACCGCGAGATCGAGCAGCGTTTTGATGTAAGGAGGGATTTTCTTGAGATCATATTCGGATTCCACGACCAAAAATCCGTCAGCCTTTTCGACGACGCACCAATTTCCACCCCAGTGCGTGAACGTGGAAACGACGGAGCCAATAGCCTCCTTGGACAGAAACTTAACCCGCGCGCCTTTGCGAAATTTTTTCTTCATGCCCGGTAGTCTACACCCACAGGTCGGGTTTTGTCAATAGGATTATCCCACTGAAATTTCCGCGCGTAATCCACTACCAGAGACGCTGACCAAGATAGGTTGTCGGGAGACAGTTTAAACGACTCGACTCGCTCTTGCAGGTTCTGTCCTCCAGTCGCGCATGCGTCGGCGGTAAACTCGCTACAATTATACTTGGCCTTTGACCGGCGAGGTTTGATTCCAATGAGGAAACAGACGATGCTCCAATAATCGTAGGGGGTTCCGAGTTGCGATTCACAAAATGTTCTAACTGCATAAACGTCGATGTAGTTGCCGGTCTTGAAAATGAACGGGGTCACGCCTTCGTTGGAAGTGAGCGGTCCCTTGACGACGCCTTTGCCGGGCCGGGCTTCGTAAACAACTTCGTCGCCGAAAGCGATGGACACGTGCGAATACTTCGAGCGCGTGAACCAGCGAATCATCGCCGCCCAAAATCCCTTGCCTCGGTGAAAGTAAATTCTCATGCGACTTCTGCGTGCGCGCCGAATGACTGCATGCTAACATCCATCACGTGGAGGTTCGCGTTGATGCACTCGTCGGCCTTGCGGATGGCAATTTCCTCGGCGGCGACTTCGTTGGGGGCCTCCACGTCCACCGTGGCTTGGCCTTTGTAACTGACTGTGACTCGATATTTTTTCATAACTTGTTTTTTGTTCGACTCGCGCATGGCGCGATACCATTCCTCGCGAGCGGCGTCATCTAATGGCTCTGGCTCATTGTGATACCTCATGAAAAGAAAAGTGCGAATGATACGGCGAAGGCTACCACTGTGATCGTGATCAACAATCCTACCGTAATGATACTTGGGCGTCCGTAGTTCATATCAGATGTTTGGCGGAATCGACGATCTTGCGCTGCTCGGCCTCGAAGGACTCACGCGCGCGATTCAGGCACTGGTTTGTTTCCTCACTCCCGTGCTTCAAGATCGCGTGAGTCATGTCCACGGTCCAACCCCACTTCGCGCCCTCGATATAGGGCATTATGTCGATAATGTTGTCCACAATAAACAGTGCCTCTAAAGTGGCTGAGCCGCCACAAAAGAACGAAAGAATTTTTTACCCACGGCGGTTGGAATCGGGACCCTATACGTATTACCCAATACCCGAACCTCGACGTGCGTTTTAGTAATGTTTAAACGCTGCTCCACAGTGTCGAGCACCGCATCCGGGAGACGGAAAATAAATACCCCGACACGACCGCCCCACTCGCGTAAGTCCTTGCTCTGCTGGACCACCAACTCAACCGTGACGGGCTTATACTGAACCGCAGGGGAAGGCAGACTTTCCAAGCCCGCATTGTTGCGCGCCGTAATCCACGCGTAGTGGTTGTCCGGGATTTCCACCCCCGCTCTCCGCGCATCCGCAGGGATGACGAAAACGTTCTCGCCTGCATGAGGGGTGGCTCCTGTGTAGATTCGAAATTCTTGGATGGGATCGGAGTAACTCCAAGCGAAGTGGACGGTGTCAGTGGCGCGAACTACTAATGCGCTACAAATTAGTAACAGAATAGTTTTTATCATGTCGCTAGTATACCACACGTGTCAAATTGGTCAAGGGGCAGGACTGATTACCTGCATGGCGGGAGCGACCCTGCCGTCCTACTTCGCCGGTGCCGTCGCACCTTAGCCAGTTTTTAAACGACCCTCGTTTCAAATTGGTCGCGGTCCTGTCCTCAGCCCTGCTCGGTGCTTATGCGGCTCCGGCAGTGACGGCATATTGGCGCAATTCTCCGAGATGCATCTCGGCGCATTACCCTCACACGTGCTTGGGTTATTATGCTACACCGCGTTTAAATTGGAAGCCCTAGATGCTTGGGCTGCGCGTCCATGACAAACGCGGCTAATGCCTCAGATCAACATCGGGCTATACGTTCGATCTCACGTTACCTGTTATTCATGTTGCTGATTTCTGGAGCACCTCCAGCCGTTGCGTTGACCAGCAGTTGCATGTTTCAAGCCACGCCATGAGACCGAAATTGGTTGCGGGAGCAGGATTTGAACCTACGACCTTCACGTTATGAGCGTGCTGAGCTACCGGGCTGCTCCACCCCGCAATAAATCAAAGAACAAATTGGTGGATACTATCGTGACCCTTAACGCCGTGCTCAACGGGGGACAGTCCGATTTTTGAGATCAGGCTATCCCGCTAATATTTGCGGGTGCATCCCGCTACGCAGTTACTTGGGTCCCTTGTTTTCGTCCACCCACGTATCCACGGCGCGTTTCTTATTCGGATTCGCGCGCAGGAACAGGTAGCTGAACACAACGCCCGCAACAAAGGCCCCAAGGCCAACAATTAGATTTTCCATACTCTAAAGAGTGCCTCATCTCAGTGCCGTTGT